ACCGGATGGCCGCGATTTTTTCGCCCTCTAATCCGGCCCAGGCCCAAACGCAATCTCCGTACGGGGACCAGCCAGATAAAGACAAATAAAGACGTCCAATAGGAGCGCGTGTTGGAAGACTAGATATTTATTAACGACTTCGTCACTAAGTTGTTACTCTATATAAGAAAGTGACGTTTGTATATGCTTTAAATCAAAATGCCCAAGCGGGACGCTCCATGGCGCATAATGGCGGGGACCTCAAAGGTTTCCCGCTCTGTCAATTATTCACCCCGTGGTGGTCCTAAATTGGACAAGGCATCCGCTTGGGTCAACAGGCCCATGTACAGGAAGCCCAGGATTTACCGCACTTTGAGAAGCCCAGACGTCCCTAAGGGATGTGAAGGCCCGTGCAAGGTCCAGTCATATGAGTCTCGTCATGACGTTTCCCATGTTGGCAAGGTGATCTGTGTGTCAGATGTTACACGTGGCAACGGTATTACTCACCGCGTGGGTAAGCGATTCTGCGTCAAGTCTGTGTATATATTAGGGAAGATCTGGATGGATGAGACCATCAAGTTGAAGAACCACACGAACAGCGTCATGTTCTGGTTGGTTAGGGACCGGAGACCTTATGGAACGCCTATGGATTTTGGCCAAGTGTTCAACATGTTCGACAACGAGCCCAGTACTGCCACCGTTAAGAACGATCTTCGAGATCGTTTTCAGGTTTTGCACAAGTTCTACGCCAAGGTTACGGGTGGACAGTATGCCAGCAACGAGCAGGCTATCGTGAAGCGCTTCTGGAAGGTCAACAATTACGTGGTCTACAACCATCAGGAAGCAGGGAAATATGAGAATCATACTGAAAACGGTCTGTTATTGTATATGGCATGTACTCATGCCTCTAATCCCGTGTATGCTACATTGAAAATTCGGATCTATTTTTATGATTCGATAACAAATTAATAAAATTTGAATTTTATTTCATGATTCTCGAGTACATAATTTACATAATATTTGTCTGTTGCGAATCGAACAGCTCTTATTACATGGTTAAGTCCTATAACACCTATATTATCTAAATACATATTAACTAAATGCTTAAATCTATGTAAATATGTCGTCCCAGAAGCTCGAATCGAGGTCGTCCAGACTTGGAAGTTCAGGTAGGCTTTGTGTAGACCCAGCGCCTTCCTGACGTTGTGGTTGAACCGTATCTGGATGTGGTATATCCTTGTCATTGTGTATATCGGATCCTCCACATGGTCGATCCTGAAATAAAGGGGATTTGGAACCTCCCAGATAAAAACGGAATTCTCTGCCTGAGACACAGTGATGTTCTCCCCTGTGCGTGAATCCATGATTTGCGCAGTTGATGTGGAGGAAGATGGAACAGCCGCAATTGAGGTCAATGCGCTTACGACGAATTGCCCTCTTCTTCGCGATTTTGTGTTGTGGTTTGATAGAGGGGGGCGTCGAGGAAGATGAATTTCGCATTGTGTATTGTCCACGCTCTCAGTGAAGCATTTTCCTCTTTGTTGAGGAAGTCTTTATAGCTAGCCCCCTCGCCTGGATTGCATAGCACGATTGATGGAATGCCTCCTTTAATTTGAACTGGCTTTCCATATTTACAGTTGGACTGCCAGTCTTTTTGGGCCCCAATCAGCTCTTTCCAGTGCTTCATCTTTAGATATTGCGGGGCAACGTCATCAATGACGTTGTATTCCGCTTCATTTGAGTAAACCCTAGAATTGAAGTCTAGGTGTCCACTTAAATAATTATGTGGGCCTAATGCACGAGCCCACATCGTCTTTCCCGTTCTCGAATCACCCTCGACAATCAAACTAATAGGTCTGTCTGGCCGCGCAGCGGCACCCCTACCGAAATAATCATCAGCCCACTCTTGCATCTCATCCGGAACGGCAGTGAAGGTTGAGAGAAGAAACGGAGGAACCCACGGTTCTGGAGCCTTAGAGAAAATTCTGTCCAGGTTACTGGACAGATTGTGATATTGAAAGAGAAATTTCTCCGGCAGCTTCTCTCTTATTATTTGTAACGCCGCTTCTTTTGAAGGGGCGTTTAAGGCCTCTGCGGCAGCGTCGTTAGCTGTCTGGCAACCTCCTCTAGCACTTCTTCCGTCGATTTGGAATTCTCCCCATTCGAGGGTGTCACCGTCCTTGTCGATGTAGGACTTGACGTCGGACGATGATTTAGCTCCCTGAATGTTCGGATGGAAATGTGCTGACCTGGTTGGGGATACCAGGTCGAAGAGTCTCTGATTTGTGCACACGAATTTGCCTTCGAATTGGAGAAGCACGTGGAGGTGAGGTTGCCCATTTTCATGAAGCTCTCTGCATATTTTGATGAACTTCTTATTTGTTGGGGTGTTTAGGGCTTTTATTTGGGAAAGGGTTTCTTCCTTGGTTAATGTGCATAGGGGGTATGTGAGGAAATAATTTTTGGAAGAAATACGGAATCGTTTTGGAACGGATGGCATTTTTGTAATAATAGGGAAGTCACCAATTGATGTTTGCTCTCAAAGTGCTTATGAATTGGTGACATTGGTGACAATATATAGAAGTTCCATAAGGGGCAAAAGCGGCCATCCGTTCTAATATT